TCCCAAACAGTTGGCTGCCATATTAGATATTTGCTTCCTAATATGGGTAAACAGTGTAAAGCAATTATACATTCAACAACATCAGAATGTATTATATAACCAGCTAGTCTGTGTTTGACTATTTAATAGTCAAATGGAGGCAACATTTCTAAAATGCAGGAACATCCTTAGAGCCTTTTCTACTACTTTATTAAATGAAAATTTAATGAATACCCAGGGTAACGACCTCGGGCATAGTAATAACGAAAAGGATTGGACAATCCGCAGCCAAGCTCCTAAGTGCGATAAAGCAAGCATATGGAGAAGGTTCAGAGACTATAATGGAGTGGGTTTGAGAAAGTTAGCAACTTTCTGTGATAACTTAAGGGATAGTCCATGCTCAAATTGAAAGATTTGGGTCGCTATGTGCTGCTCGGGGCGGGTTAGCATACAGTAATTGAATGAATTACATTTATATATATATAATTCAAAAAAACAATATAAAGACATTCATATTATATAATTTATAATATGAACAAAAAATCACTAAAACCAAGTTTTTGTATAGACTGTGATAATTATTTTATTAATTATGAAAGCAAAACATTTTTTCTTGACAAAATTGACTGGACACAAATAAGAGATTTTGACAAAACATTTAAATTAGATGAAATACATACTTATCCTTTTTATAAATATAATAATAAAGAAATAACTTATTTAGAGTATCTATTTAAATTTAATGCTGATGAAAATATATATCATTTTAAAAATAATAATATTTACGATTTGCATAGAATAAATGTTGTTTGTTATCCAAAAATTTATAGAACTATTATTGATAAATATGACATTATAGATTATATTGATGGTCATTATTCTACGTTAGGTCAATCTGCGTATAAAATAAAAAATTGTATGTGGAAAATAAATGAAAATGACAAAGAATACTTATTAGTGTATTGCGAAAAAGATACGTTATTTAAAATATGTAATGAAAGTTATAATAAAATTTTAGAATATGAAACTATAATAGGTAAAAAATTAACTTGGTATAAAGCATCAAATGGATATATACAGGCACATAATCTTGTAGATAAAAAAAACTATTATATACATCAAATTATAACTGGATGTTATGGAAACGGTCAAGGAACTAAAAATATTAGTGTAGACCATATTGACAGAAATCCTTTAAATAATTCTTGGGAAAATTTAAGAATAGCAACACGCGAAGAACAAGAACAAAATTCAAAAGGAATTAAAGAAGGAACCAAAAGAGAAAGAAAAACTGGCGCTAAACCTTTACCAGAAGGTATAACACAAAATATGATGAAAAAATATGTTGTTTTTTATGAAGATTATGCTGATAAAGAAAAAAAAAGATTACGTCAATATTTTAAAATTGAAAAACATCCAAAACTAGATAAAATATTTATTGGTTGTAAATCTAATATAGTTTCAATTCAAGAAAAATTAAATCAAATTAATAAAATAGTCGACGATTTAGAAAAGGATTAATAATTAAAATTGAAAACAACTTAAAGACAAGAGTATATATTACACTATACAACGATGAACGAAGATAATCAAATCCAATTAAATAAATTTAAAAAAATCCCACCGAATCCATCTTATATTGCTGGATTTATTGATGGCGACGGTTGTATTTTTATAAGAAAAATTACAGATGGATTTCAATCTGGGTTTACAATTTCTCAATGTAGAACTAATGTTCTACAAATTATTCGTTACCATTTTGGAGGCTCAATTACTTCATCTGTAAATAGAAATGATAAAATTATAAACTTAATGGATGAAGATAATAATGAATATTATCATAAGCATAATGTTAGAAACCAATATAATTTATTAATTCGCAATAACGAATATCAAATATTATTAGATTATTTAAACCAATCTTTTATAATTAAAGAAAAACAATATCAATGTTTGTATAAGTTTAATAAATTCGCAAATTTAACAAATTATATTGAAGAAAAAAACAATTTGCATGTAACTTGTGCGGAACTTAATAAAAAATGCGAGTTAAATAAAATATATTTAACACGAATTAATATTGAATATATAACAGGATTATTTGACGCAGAAGGATGTTTGTTTATTAACAAAAATAATTTAAATAAATTTTATATATCAATTGCTCAAAAAAATCATCCATCAATTTTACATGAAATTGTAAAAGTTTTAGGATTTGGTAAAGTGTATAAATATGAATTTATTATTTACAATAAATCATGTTGTTTAAAATTCATTCAATTAGTAAAACCACATTTAATTGTTAAATATAATCAAGCAGTAGCGTTTGAAACCTTTTTACAAACAAACGACACAAATATAAAAGAACAAATGTATGTAATTTGTAATAAGGAAAAACACGAAATAGAAGTATTTACAGATTTAAATCAAAATGATAATGGTAAAGAAGGCTATTTGGAAACAGTAAGACTTAAAAAAATAAAAGAACTAATTTGTAAAGAAATAAATATAAAACAAATTTATAAAGAAAAATCTGAAAAAATGATGGGAACAGGTAATCATAATTTCGGTAAATCATTTTCAGTTGAAACTAAGAAAAAAATGTCTATTTCTATTCGCGAATCCAAAGGAGGAGTAACTGATGAAATAATTAAACAAGTTAGAAAATTAATGGAAAATGGGAAAAAAAATACAGAAATACAAATTTTACTTGATTTGCCAAGACATACTATAACCAGAATAAAAAACGGTGAAATTGTTTGTAAAGACGAAGACAAAAAAGAAAAACAGTCGTTAACACAAGTTGAAGTTAATTTATTAAAAAGAAAAATATTAGTAAATGAGATAATTATTGTTATTGAAAAATTCATAAAAAAATGGAAACCCAGTGAAATTTTGGATTATTTAATTGAACAAAGATTTTCTAATAATATTACAAATAATCTTACGATTGACATTATTAAAAATATAAAAAGAAATTTAACAACTGGTAAACCAATAATATATGAATCTGAATTGTCAAAAGATAAATATGAATATTATATAAAAATTATTAATGATTTCGCAAAAATAAACATTTAAATTTATATTGGTTATTTATAAATGGATAACCAATTTAAAAAGGAATTTATACAAATGAAAAAAACAAGAAGAGAGAAAAAACGTTGTGAAAAACGGTCTATTACAGGAGAAGAAGTTATTTTTATTTTTGAAAAAGTATTAGAAGGATGGTCTACGATTCGCATATATAATACAATTATTCAAAATGAGCAATCTTCATCTGTAGATAAAAAAAAAGTAGAAACCATTTCTTCTGGAAATTGTAAAGTATATGAATCCGAATTATCAAAAGAGAGATTTGATTATTATAAAGAGCTAAGAGAAAATGTTTATGAATATAATTCTAAAACTTTATTATAAATATTCTTGTTTTTTAATATAATGTAACCATAATATATAATGGTCGCAATACCTTTTATAAATAAAACAAGAAAAACAAAATTTAAAGGAACCTTTAATTTAGATTCCACAGATTACGAATATACTATGTATTTATTACCAATTACAAAACAAAAAGAATATAATGAAATTGTTAATTATTTCGGCAATCGTATGTTTAAAGGAAGTGTATGTTTAGAAGTAGATGAGTCGGCCGTTGAAGATTACTTAGATAATGGCGATGTTAGTGCGTTTATAATGATTAATCCGTCAAATATCGATAATGTAGCATCAGGCACATTACAAATTTATGATTGGTGTAATTCTTCTAGTAAGTCGTCTTCAAAGTCACAATCGTCTTCAAAGTCACAATCTATTGGCGACGCTGATGTTTGGATCAATGATGTTTGTAGAGTCTCTAGTTCGAGTAATACAGGAAATCCATTAAAAGCATTATTTTATTTTATGGAACAACTAACAATTCAAAACTTACATAAAAATAACATTAAACTTTACATTGAAAATGAACCAGATAATGTAAAGGTTCTTAAACCAAAATACGAATCGTTAGGATTTGTAAAGAATATGATTCAAAATCCCGAAATTTGCCCTAATTGGACAGGAACCGAAATAGTTATGGAAAAATCTGGATTAACAGAAGAAACGCCAGTTATTGATTTTTCGTTTTTACAATCGTCTGTTAAATCTGTTACGACTAGAATTACTAGAGCTACTACAGCTGCTACAGCTACTACAGTTAAAGGAAAAGGTATTAAAAAAACTTATAAACACAATAAAAAAACTTATAAACACAATAAAAAAACTTATAAACACAATCGTAGACGCAAATAATAATACGTTATTAATATTTAAATATTATATTAGTTAATTATATATTATGAATTTGTTAGTTACTGGTTGTTGTGGATTTATAGGTTCAAATTTTGTAAATTATTATTTTAAGGAAAACAGTTCTGTAAACATCATAAATTTAGACGCTATGTATTATTGCGCATCTGAGAACAATGTTGACGAACATATAAGAAAATCTGATAGATATAAGTTAATTAAAGGTAATTTATGTTCATTTGAACTTATTTCATCTACATTAGAACTTTATAATATTGATACTGTAATTCATTTTGCGGCACAATCGCATGTTCAAAATTCATTTGACGATGCTTTACAATATACAAATGATAATGTAGTTGGAACACATACATTATTGGAGGCTTGTCGTAAATATGGAAAAATACAACGGTTTATTCATATTTCAACCGACGAAGTATATGGAGAATCAATGATCTCTGAAAATGAAGAGAAAAAAAACGAAGGTTCTGTTTTATGTCCTACAAATCCATATGCGGCAACAAAAGCAGCTGCTGAATTAATAGCTAAATCATATTATCATTCATTTAAAATGCCAATTATAATAACACGTGGTAATAATGTGTATGGTCCAAATCAATATCCTGAAAAACTAATACCTATATTTATTCAACAACTTTTAAAAGGTAACCAAGTTACTATTCAAGGCGATGGGTCAAATGTTAGAGCATTTTTACACGTAAGTGATGTATGCTCAGCTCTAAAATTAGTTTTAGAAAATGGTAAAATAGGGGAAATATATAATATTGGAAGCGACGATCATCACGAATATACAGTTTCACAGGTGGCTCATATATTGATTGAAAAAATAATCGGAACAAAGGATTACGATAAATGGATTAGTTATATTCAAGATAGACCATTTAATGATAAACGATATTATATAAGTAATCAAAAAGTTAAAGATTTAGGATGGACAATCGAAACCGATTTTAATAATGGACTAGATGAATTAATTGAAAAAATGAAAAAGGGGGATTATTAAAGAATCATCTATATCTTTACAAGATTTCATATATATATAATTAAGTTCTTTAAGCCAATATTTAAAAAAGTATAATAATAATGAAAACATGGAAATGGAGCACAGGAGAACCGTATTACAAGAGCGCTAGACCGGAAAAAACTGGGGAAGAATCGAAAACAAATACAAATACAAATTTAGATCCTAATTACGAATATGATTCTCAAAAAAACGCCATCAATCAATCTTTAGCAGATGATTCCTTTTTTAATCAAGATTCAGATTTACTTAATATTACTAACACGATGTTTTCAAGAAACCAAACAGCTAATGAAACTAGACGTGAAGATATTGATACCAAAATGGCCGATCGCGAACTACTAGCTCAACGAGGAGTTAATCCGTTTTTACAAACTAGTTATGTTAACGATATCGTAACTCGAGATATGTATTTGAAGCCGGTTAATACGACACATGGTAGAGAAAAAGAGACTGTAAAAGAGGAATAATAAATATTATATTTTATAAATTTATAATATTTATTTAGATCGCCTTTACGCACATAGTATGAAGCAATCTATTAGCAATGTAAGCCAAGAATATATTTAACAATACCATAACAGAATTAATGACAAACGTAACATTTACTTTCTTGAAATGCATAATCATAAAAAATGCTATAGAAATAGCACTAAATACAAATAATGAACCTAAAACAATAGACAAAATATAAAAATAGACACAGTATTCTCTTGGCAAAGGGCCAAAATATTTATTCATAAAGCCGGGCATTATATAATATAACGAATATATTAAATTCGTTAAATTAAATTAAAAATAACATATTTAAGAGAAAACAACTTAAATAAATTGTCTTAAATCTTAAATAATGAACAACTCAAGTTATACAACTCAAAATGATTTATTACTAAAGAATCTGATAATTTTCTATGATACCGATTTAAATGGTTCCTTTAATGTAAATAACAATTTAGACAAAATGATTCGAATAATTACCGGCGAATCTAAAATATCTCTTAGAATTGTTGATTGGTTTGCAACAAACTATGCTAAAAAGTATTATACATTATTTACAATTGAACAAACCAGCGATAATATTTCGAGACGGTTTAAGGTCTACGATGATTATAAACTTAAATTAAAAGCTTACAGTAAGAAACGATTTGACCCGTTCTGTAGATGGGACAGAATTAGCATACCATATACCAAGGGAAAATTTATTGAAACAACTATCGGACAATTGAATTTCTTTAAATGGGCTCTTGAAAATAAAGTTATTGAATATGTGGAACAAAATTATGATACCATTGAAAAGGACATGAATAATCGTAACAGCACATCTAAAAGAAAAGAAACACTTGTTGACAACTCCAAGACGAGAAAGAAGCGCGAAGAATTGTCTATTTCGGCTACTAAAAGTATCAAAAAAGAGAAGGTTGAAATAATTGTTCAGTTTAATTAGTTAAAAACTGATGTTACCCGTGAAATCAACACTTACATTCGTGACCACAAGCTCCAAGACAAGGACAATGGTTGCTACCATTTTGAAGCTCAAGAAGACTGACGAGCTTACCTACTTTAACCTTCAAAAGTATATGTCTCCTCATTTTGACAAGTCCATCAAGGTCGAGACTGTCAGTGCTTAAATAAATTTAAAATACTTAAACATCTATCACTCCGAAATACATGTGTGATTTTGGTAGTTTTTATTTTTTGTAAATTTGAAATCGTTGACATTTCGATCTGATATCGGTTAAATTAAAAATTTTGAATAATATTAAGCAATTTTAACATTTTTTCGTATATATATATATATATATATATGAAATTCGAATATAATAAAAAAGGAGGTATAAGACTTAAAAATGAATGGAAAGATAGATCAGAGGAAGCATTATTTACATTTATAAATAACTGTACAAAAGTTAAAATACTTACCGATGATAGTGTATCATGTATAACATATGTTTTTGAAGATTTACCAAAAAATTTTATATCCCCATATGTAACAACAAGAAGTAATGACCTTAACGCTCCTGTTAAAAAAATTTTATTTAAACTCGGTTATAATGATCCTACAGCAGCTAAAAGTAATTACATTCCTTGTAATCGAAGTAGTCAAGTCGAATTAGAAGTTGTTACACAGTCTGATTTTCAAAGCGAAGTTGTTATTCAGAATTTATTGTTTCAAGAAAGTATTAAAACAGATTCAAGCATACTTGAACCAATATGTCCTGCTATTATTTGTTACACTAATTCGGTAGGAACTATAAAAGAAACAATAAAAATTTTAATTTTAAGCAAATTGGTGGATAAACAAAGAGGAACAAATAATATTAGTGATAAACAAATAACACAAAATTTATTTAATATTAATAAGTATAATATGTTTTTGATTGTTATGGAATTTATGGATGGTTTTACACCGTTAAGTACGTTACTCAGGCACCAGCACCATCGATATGAACAATTTCTTGACATGCATGCTTATGAGTTACAAAAGATGAGTACCTATGGATATGTACATGGGGATTTTCACCAAGGAAATGTAATGATAAATCCTGACTATCCATATTTTACAGCTGATAAACAATCGCTCTATTATGGCAGAGCATTATTAATTGATTTCGGGAGAGTTATGAAAGTAGGTAGTACTCAATATAGGAATTGGGCGGGGGGGGATAATCAAAAAAAGTATAAAGCGTTTTGGCAGTATGGACAGTTACTAGGTAGACTATCAGCGAGAGTGTATGGGAGTCAAACTATTGGAGAAATATTAAAAAAACAAAGAATTGTTATGGACACAGCATTTAAAGCCAAAGTACAAATCCAATCATGGGAAGCGATTATTGCATCAATACAAAAACAAAAAATAGGCATAGACATAAACAATTTTAAACAACCACAAGCACCAGCACAAGCACCAGCACAAGCACCAGCACAAGCACCAGCAAAAGCACAAGCACAAGCACCAGCAAAAGCACAAGCACCAGCACCAGTATATGGTATACAAGCACCAGCACCAGCACCAGTATATGGTATACAAGCACCAGCACCAGCACCAGCACAAGCACAATACGCAAAAGCAGCAGTAAGAATAGGATCAGAAGCACTAAATTATGCGGCACATATTAGAGATAATTTTGCAGCAGTATTCAATGTTGCAGTAACAGGAGGTTTGCTAAGTATGAGCCCAATTTTTGATCCTTTAAATGTATGGAATTGGGTTGGTATATTAGGAATAAACACCGACATAGAAACACCAGGATCAGTACAACCGAGACCACGAGCACAAGCAGCACGAGCACAAGCAGCACGAGCACAAGCAGAAGAAGCAGACACAAAAGCAAAAGCAGACGCAGCAGCACAAGCAGAAGAAGCAGACGCACAAGCAGCAGACGCAGCAAAAGCAAAAGCAGACGCAGACACAAAAGTAAAAGCATGGGCAAAAGCAAAAGCAGACGCAGACGCACGGGTAAAAGAGTTATACGCATCGCATCGAAAAAATCCAGTAGGACAACAACAATACCCAGCACCACAAGCAGTAAGACAACAACAAGACACAGCACAAGCACAACCACCACGAGTACAAGCACCACGAGTACAAGCACAACCAGCACCAGCACAAGCACAACCAGCACCAGCACAAGCACAACCAGCACCACAAGAACAACGCGCAGCAAAAGCAAAACCAAAAGCAAAACCAAAAGCAACAGATCAATTTGCATGGATTAAAACAATTCATGCAAGACAACAACAACCACAACCACAACAACCACAACAACAACAACAACCACAACCACAACCACAACAACAACAACAACCACAACCACAACCACAACAACAACAACAACAACAACTAGACGCAGCACGAGCACGAGTACAAGCAGCAAAAGCAGAAAAAGCAGCAAAAGCAGCAGAAGAAGCAGAAGCAGCACGAGTACAAGCAGAAGAAGCAGAAGCAGCACGAGTACAAGCAGAAGAAGCAGCACGAGTAGACGCAACACGAGTAGACGCAGCACGAGTAGACGCACCAGTAAACAAAACTTGCCCCTCTGAAAATGTGGATGTTCCAGATTGTATAAAAAGTAAAAAAGAAAGAAGAAAATGGGATTTTTTATTTCATCCGGACAAGAATATAGATTGTGTACTAAGTGCTGCAGAAAAATTTAAAAAATTTACAAATAATGTAGCAAAACAAACAATCGACAAAGAAGGCAACTATAATTATAATGAATGTATGAGTTGGGTTGCTGCTGCTGCTGGAAATGCTGCTGCTAGTCAAGTAAACACTCGAAATTATACTAGTAATCAAGAGAATAATGTATTTAAAAAAGAAAAAGAATACGCAGATCGAACTGAAAAAGCAAAAGCAGACGCAGAAAAAGCAGCAAAAGACGCAGCACAAGCACAAGCAGCAGCAGACGCAGCACAAGCAGACACAGCACAAGCAGCAAAAGCAGAAAAAGCAGCAAAAGCAGCAGAAGACGCAGCAGAAGCACAAGCAGCAGCAGCAGAAGCACTAAAGTGGGAGAAGCAAAAAGAAGAAATATATACAACATTGATTAAGTTTTACCTCGCTTTTGGTTATGACGATCGACGTCCTGATCTTCTAAATGCTAATAACCAAATTAATCAAGTATATGCTCGGGCTATTGGTCATTTAAATGAGTTTAATCAACAACTATTTAACCAGGTTAAAAAAACAAAGTTGAACTTTTATGACGATGATAAAATTAGTTTGATTGCACAATTAAAAGACAATAAAGGACGAGATGATTATAATCGATATATAGCATCTAACAATCAAATAATATACGCCAGTATGAAGCAAATACAAATGCTCATTTTTGAACTAAAAAAAAAAATCGGTGAACAAATTAGTGCGCACTTGAAAACTTTGGATGATGAAAACGCTCTTTTTTTTACAGTAGATAGTATCAATATTGATTTAATTATATCTACACTTATTAATTCATGGCACGTAGCCCTCCTTCAAAAAATTGAAGAACTGTCTAAAATAAATAGCGCATTACAGGCAGACATGGCTAGTTTTATAACAATTTTCGTCGATGGCAAGACAGCAGCTAGTAATGTACTATCGGGCGGTGGTAGTGGAGATAATAGTGTTGTACAATATAAGGACAACGGTATATTAACGTACAATACACAATCATCATTATTACAACCAGTATATGGTATAAAATATGATATTGATACTAAAGATATAGCTTTTTTAATAAAAAAATACGATATTGGACAATTAGAAATAAAAAATAAAAATATAGACATAATATTATTAAAAAAAAATATTGATGGTCTATTTAAAAATCCATTTTTGATTGAATTTAATAAAATCGGTGGAAGAATAATCTCAAATAAAAAAACAAAAAAAAATAGAAAAAGTAAAAGTAAAAGTAAAAGTAAAAGTAAAAGTAAAAGTAAAAGTAAAAGTAAAAGTAAAAGTAAAAGTAAAAGTAAAAGTAAACGAATTATAAATATTTAAAAATATTATATTTATTTATTCTATAAATGAATACAATACAAAAACGATTTCTATTATTTTTGATAGGTTGTATAGGAACTAGATCTTTATTTGTATACTTAGCAAAAAATGCGAATACGACTTATTTACCATATATGGGATATTTAGCGCTTTTACCTGCTATGGGATTTATTTATTTATTTTTGACTGGTTCAAGAAAGACTGGCGCAGAAGTATTTGGTGATAAAATTTGGTGGAATGATTTAAGACCAATTCACGGATTATTATACCTTTTATTCGCTTATAACGCAATTAATAAAAATAATGGTGCTTGGGTATATTTGTTAGTTGATGTTATTGTTGGACTAACAAGTTTTTTATGGTTTCATTATTACAATGGAGATTTTTCTAAATTAGTAATATAGTAATATATTAATATAGTAAACTTGTAATATATTAATATAGTAAAATTATATATAAACTATAAGTTGATATATAATTAAAAATTTAGTGTTATAGATAAATATGGGTAATACTCAATCAATGAAAAAAATAAATTACGAAGATATGCAAACAGTTACAAAAAATCCAGAAATATATTTAATAATCAACACGCTATCTCCGTCTGACCAAAAATGTTTAATTGTTAACACAACTGTTGCCGAAGAAGAAGAAGTACTTATTAATAAGTATTTAAAGGAAAACAAAAGCATTAGAATTATAGTTTATGGAAAAAATTGTAATGACGATAGTGTTCAAAAAAAATATCAACAGTTATTAACATTGGGATTTTATAATATTTTTGTATATACGGGAGGAATGTTTGAATGGTTGTTATTACAAGACATTTATGATAAGGAATTATTCCCAACAACTAAAAAAGAATTAGATTTGTTAAAATATAAACCAAACCAATTATTAAATATTGCTTTATTAGAATATTAAAGTTAGAGTTAAATATGCGGATTGATCTGAGGAAAGAATGAATTAATTTTTGGTTGATTAATCTTAGGTTGATTAATCTTAGGAAAGAATGTATTAATTTTAAGTTGATTAATATTACTATACCTTTTTTTAGAAGGTTCTTCTTCCCATAATACTTGGACAAAATCATCGTCTTCTTTTTCTTCTTCTTTTTCTTCGTATTTTTGTTCTATATTTTTAATTAATCCCATATTTGCTAATTGATCTGCTCGTTTATTATGCGTTCGATAAATATGTGTAAATGTTATATATTTAAACTTACATTTCAAGGCTCTGAATTTGTCATATAATACCAATAAATTCTCATTTTTTACCTTATAAACCTTATTAGCTTGGTTAATAACTAACAAACTATCACCATAAACACATAATGACGTAATGCCTAATTTTATAGATTCTTCCAGACCTATAATTAATGCGCAATATTCTGATTCATTGTTTGTTCTGTTTCCAATATTTTCACAAGAAGTAGATATTTCGTCACCATTTTTGTAAATTACTGCTCCGATTCCAGAAGGACCGGGATTGCCTTTACTACAACCATCAAAATATAATGAATATTCGCATATTGGATGTACTTGATTTAAATTAATATTGTTATTTTTTGTATTTTGTTTTTCCATTATATTTATTCTATATTATCTAGTGTATATTATATATATATTTAAATCAATTTTTTAAATTATTTAATTATTTAATTAATTATATAATTTTTATTTAAAGTCAATTTAATATTATTATGGATATTATTGATAAATTATTATATAAATATAACACTTTATATAATATAATGAAATATCTATTATTTTTCTTAGGTTTATCTTTAGCTTCGTTTATTAAAGGAGATAGCGAGTGTGCTATAGTTTCATCATTTGGTGATAGAAGAAAAGACAAAACGTCATTGCGTTTAGTTCAATATAATGTCGAATGGTTATTTATTGATTATTGTTCTAGTTCAAATTGTCCAGGCAATGGGTGTAGTTGGAATACGGTTTCTGATGCTCACAATCATTTATCATATGTAGCCGATACAATAAATTTTTTAGAACCAGATATTATTAATTTGTGCGAAGTTGAAGGATGCGATGAATTAAATATGTTAAAGGGACAATTAGATTTTGGATATACCCCATATTTAAAGATAGGAACAGACACATCAACTGGGCAAAATGTAGGGATGTTAACGCGTATTGACCCACTTGTTAGTTTGTATCGTAGTGAAGAGAAAATAGCATATCCTATTTCAGGAACTAACTGTGGCCAAACAGATGTATCTGGAACATCCGGAGTATCCAAACATTACATTACCGAGTTTCAAATATCTTATATGAAAGTAGCATTAATTGGGGCGCATTTATTGGCAATCCCAACGGATCCAGCACGATGTGCTCAAAGAGAAGCTCAAGCCCAAGTGTTACAAAATATTGTTAGTTCGTATATTATAAAAGGCTATGAAATTATATTACTTGGGGATATGAATGATTATGATGCGGAATTATTGGATTTAAATTCAAATAAACCAACATCTAGAGTTTTAGATATAATGAAGGGTCTAGATGGCCAAAAGAACGGAACATATCTTCTAACAAATATTGCTTATAGAATGGAACAATCAGAACGATATAGTGATTGGTGGGATTCGGATAATAACTGTGATACAAGCTCACAAAACGACTTGTCAATGATAGATCATATTTTAGTTACATCTAATATAGATGAAAAAATCGTGGATGCGTTTATTTATCATGATTATAAAGAATATTGTGGAAAATGGAATTCAGATCATTATCCTGTTGTGATTGATTTTAAATTTTAAAAAATAAATTTAATAATAAAAATACATTTTTATATATAATCGCATATTATAGCAATAAATTTATCATCTTCATTTTTTGAATTGACATTTATAATTACTTGAAATGGTTTACCACAACCAAATATTAAGTCGTTTTTAATATATACATCACACAACTTTTTTTCTGTGTGTGGTCCAATTTGGGTTCCAGAGCTTTTGAATGATCCGTGGCGAAAAATACAACAATTTAGTTTTTCGATTAGAACTGGATCTTTACAATGAGGGCATTCGACAACTATATTAGTAATAAATTCATTATTAATTATGTTATCCATTACACCCTTGGTAATTTAAAACGCCGTTTTCACAGAGTAAAAAAATAATCAAGGATGTAAAATCAATAGTAGGAATTTCACCTACGATGGTCTAACTTTTTCCTCTTCTTGTTGATTATTTGAAGAGGTGAAAGACGAAATTTGCGTAACTTGTGAAAAACACGCAGGGCGTTCTTGCCTATCAATCCAGCATTTTGTTAAGTTCATTATGTTGATTGCTGAATTTGCGTCTCGTGTTCTAAATACGATTTGTTTGACTTGGGGTCTCACGCATCCAGAACATACTAAAAGACGAAACTGCTTGTTTCCGTCGCTATGTCTGTAATAGGATAAATCATTATTACATTCACAGCATTTTTTACTTGTATTACATTCGTTGATTGTTATTGTATCATACTTCTTATGGATTTGCTTTCTCAATCCTTTATTCATCGTAGGCATAAAATGTTTCATTTGAGTGCTTCTGCTCCAATTCCCATAACCAATTAGGATATTATCTCCAAAAGTTTCCTTGATTTTATTAAGGAATGTATCTATTGATTTCTTACCATAACTATATTGCCTAAACTTCATTTTCCTCCAAACTTCTCGTTGGTAGAAATCAGTTGTTTCTTTATTCAGTTTATCCTTCTCAACTAAATATTCTTTGAACTTTTCATAATCTACGGATTTGCTATTTTGAAACGATAAATGAGTTTCTTTTTCAGTTATTTTATTTCGTTTCTTTTCCAACAATAATATTCGTTGGTTTGTTTTTGCCTTGCTTTCTCGTTTCCTTTGAGGTGCTGTATATTGTAGTTTCTTACCATTACTATCCATCATATACACTAACGACCTTTTACCAGGGTCGCAACCAACAATATTGCGTGGCGCAACTTCTTTGAGTTGTTCTATGGATAAATCTTCTATGTTATGAAAATCTTGTGCTGGTAAAGTAGGAACTCTGCTTCCCCATTTCTTATCTTTCAAATCCTTACGAATAAACAATAAAGAACAACTAATACCATCTGTTTGGAGTTGATGATGATATTGATAATGTTTGCTTTTGAATGTTTTATGTTGTAGGTTTAGTAGATTATTCCATACATCGTATTGATTTTCCTTTACATTTTTCAAAAGTTCTCCTTTCTTTGCGTTTTCAGGACAGAATAAACTGATGATACACGCTGTATCCAGAATAATATGCTTTGGAATAATATTATTACGAAGTGGTAAAGGTTGGAATAATTTATGTTCTTCTTTTTCTAATACAGCATTCATATACAACATACCCCTCAAATAATCAAATGGTTTCACCTTCACGTCATAATGAACGGACTTCTTTATGTTTGTAGGAAGAATATTCGGTAAATGAGTTGTTTTCCATTCATCAAACATGGTATCAGTTTCCTCATTACATTCTAATATGAGTTTCTTGAACTTGAAAAGGATTGCTTTATCTTCTGTTATGTTAGTTGTTGTTTTATTGATGAACCGAAGAAAGTGCTGGATAAATCGTTCTTGCGTATTGTTAGATAAAGAAGTATGTAGTTGTGTTGCTAAATAAGGTAATAAAAAAGTCGTATTCTTTAACTTGGTCTTTTCGTGGTTGAGTAAAGGTTGGTATTCATTATTGTAAAACGCTTGTAATGCTTCTAAAAGTTCAGTATCTTTACTTTTTGCTCCTTGATTACTTCTCACCCCTAATGTCTTAATACAATACAAAATGAACTTTTCGTTTATTTCAGGTAAATGTTCATTGTTGTTATAACATTTCAATACATATAACCTGATAAATTGGTAAGAATGTATCATCAAATCATTCATTTCAAAAACCAAATTAGTAATGACTGGTTGAACTTCTTTATGGTTATATAATACAGATTTGAGTGTGGTTTTGATGGTAGTATAAGCAGATTTATCTAGGGAACGGAACTCTTGGAAAGTATCTTTCTTCTTTTTCACCATTCTATATACTTACTAAATATTTTTATTTTTAAATGGTTATTTATAAATAATCATTTATTCCTAAATATTATCGTCATTCGGTTTTTCTTCCATTTCCTTTTGCAGTTTTTCTTTTCTTCGTAAATATGTTCGTTGGTTATATAATTTAACCTGCTCTGGAGAAGATTTATAATTTGTTTTTTCTTTATAGGTTCTAACTCTTTGTTTTTGTGCTTCTTTATGCTTTTCATAATAGACTTTACTACTTGCCGGTGCTGTATATTTTTTGAGATGTTCTTTGGTTGCTTGTAGTTCTGTTTCTAAATTGGAAATCTGTTCTTCCATTTCCTTAATTTTTTCATCCTTATCCATTACGATACTATATATAATAAAAAATATTTATATAATTTTTATTATAATTGTTTCAAAAACCGGCGTTTTAAATTACCAAGGGTGTAAATAAATTATATTTATATTTTTATATTTTTAAATTACCAAGGGTGTAAAAAGAAAAAATTAAAAAAAGAAAAAATAAATAAAATTTTATAAAACAAATTCATTAATTTTGTTTAACCAATTATCCATAATATTTTTGTTTTCATAAATATCTACATTTCCATCCAAAACTAAAGGTTTAGTATTTTCATTTTCATTTTTGTCAAGAAATGCTTCATGATAAGTATGGCAATCTTGTAAATAAGCCAACGGAATTACCTCTTCCCCATCTCTTGATCTTTTATGAATTCTATTATAACAATTTGTCGGATCTGTTTTTACATATACGGAATAATTAATAGGGAAATCCTTTGCGAATTCTTCAAACCATTTTAAATAAATTTGATAACAAACATCTTCTATTTTCCCTTGATCGTGAAGCATCTTTGCAAACACCTGTTTATCTGTATATAAACTACGTTCGGTGATTATTATATACTGTTTATTATTATTCTCCGATACAATTTCTTTAATAGTATCTCTCAAAATAGTCAATCGCGATATATACGCCATCATCTGAAACGCAAACGAATACTTCTCTTGGTCAGCATAAAACTTTTTTAACATAGTATTTCCTTGATTATCCTTAATTTTCTCCCAATCGTCAACCGGTTCTCTCAAAAATATAACACATGTATTACCATTATAATACTTTCTTAAATTTTCTAAAAGAGTTGATTTACCAGAACCAATATTTCCTTCAATTGAGATAATCTTGTAGTTTGACATAATATAATAATATATATAGACACTTTTATCTTGTTTTTATAATTCAATTTTATTTAAAAATAAAATTGAATTATAAAAATAACTTAAAGAAATACGCATATATTACAACAATGGATCTTAAACAAAGAAAGCTATCTAAGTCTGAATGGGAATCTATCGAAATTCCTGTTTCTAAAGCCGAAAATGAAATTTTACAATTAATAACAAGTGGATTTTCAAATGTTCATTTGAAGATTAATAAAACGGATTCTATCTTTACGTTTCTAAAGATAGAATATAATACACAAATTGAAGAATTTATGTATGTTAAATTCTTTGCTGACAAAATAAAAGATATGGTTCGCAATAATAACATTACGTTTATTCGGTTTGGACCTAATCCGATTACAAAGCGTAATTCTACTGCTGACGATTTGTTAACTCAACAAATTCATTATATTGACGTATCTTCTATTGTTCGTCTTAAAAGTGGCGACCAAATTCGTCTTTCGCGCCTTGATAGCGAGATCATTAAAAACGAAGACACGCATATATATGAGTTTATTCTTTATAGCAATCTAGAAAAAATGCTTAATTTAAAAAAGGTAAATGATAAAAAATGGATGTATTATTATTATACTCTTAGCAAACTAATGAAAAACAATATTGACAAATTAAATAATTATTTGAAGGAAATTATCAATGTATTTATCAGTAATTTTGAAACCGATATCGATTTGTTATATATTACACAACATTCGGTTGAATTTATTGAAAAAAATTCAAATCTATTAAAATTCAGTGATTTAGTATTATACGAACATCAAAAAGAAATTTATAATGCTGTAAGAAGCCCAAATCCTAAATTAATTCTTTATATTGCTCCAACAGGAACTGGAAAAACGTTGACTCCATTAGGCTTATCTGAAAAATACAAAATTATATTTGTATGTGCTGCTAGACACGTTGGATTAGCCTTAGCAAGATCGGCGATTTCGATTGGTAAAAAAATTGCTTTTGCGTTTGGATGTTCTGCTGCCGAAGATGTAAGATTACATTACTTTGCCGCAAAAGAATATACCAAAGACAGACGTAGCGGTCACATTAGAAAAGTAGATAATACTGTTGGAGAAAAGGTAGAAATCATTATTTGTGACATTAGATCTTACTTATCATCAATGTATTATATGCTTTCATTCAATAATGCTTCTGATATTATTACCTATTGGGATGAACCTACTATTACAATGGATTACGAAAATCACGATTTACATAAAGTCATCAGAAAAAACTGGAAAGATAATATTATTCCAAATGTTGTACTATCTTCTTCTACGTTGCCAAAGTTACACGAACTTACTCACACTGTTGCTGACTTCCAAGAAAAATTCTCTAATTCGGTTATTAATAATATTGTAAGTCACGATTGTCGTAAAACGATACCTCTCTTTGATAATAATGGGTATGTTGTTATGCCTCATTATTTGTACGATGATTATAATCAGGTTTTACAAGTAGTAACTCACTGCGAAGAAAATTTGACCTTATTAAGATATTTTGATTTGAAAGAAGCGTCTGAATTCATTCATTATGTTGAAACCAATAATCATAATAAAGGATCCTCCAAATTCGAGAGAAACTTTGCGTCAGTAGATGATATTGATATGAAAAGTATTAAGCTTTATTATCTTAAGATGTTAAAAAATATTATTACTAGTTCTTGGACTATAGTATATAATTACTTCAAATTGGCTCGAACAAAGAGAATTAAACAAAATAATACTATAGATACAAAGGGAAATACAATTACCAGAACGACTAGTGCTGCCAGTACGAATTATAGTGCTACAAAATCAGGAGAACCAATTAGCAAAATGAGTAGTGTTCAAATTATTAATACAAATACAAATACAAATACAAATACAGATCCTCCAGGAAGCTGTGGCGTTTATGTTACCACAAAAGATTCTTATACATTGACCGATGGACCTACAATCTTTCTTGCGAATGATCTACAAAAAATAGCAAAATTTTGTATTCAGCAAGCAAATATTCCTGCTATTGTGATGAAGGACATTATGGAAAAAATCGAATATAACAATCAACTTAATACAAGAATTGATGAAATTGAAAAAGAGTTGGAATTTGAAGAAACTAAATTGGCTTCCAAAATGGGTGGAGGTTCTTCAGATAATTCTAAAGAAGCTAAAAAGTTACAAGGCAAAAAGGAAGGAAAACGTAAAGCAACGATCGCTAATAAAGTTATTGAAAAATCATCTGATGGAAATTTGGTTAAATTGCGAGAAGAAATTGCTACACTTAAAACTATGGCAAAAAACGCATCCTTAGATGATATGTTTATTCCTAATAGATTAACTCACTTATCTAAATGGAGTCAAGGTTTAAATACAGATAATGCTTTTACAAGCGATGTTGATGAAGACATTATTATTTCTATAATGTTGCTTAAGGATGTCGACGATAGTTGGAAAATATTGCTTCTATTAGGAATTGGAGTTTTCACGGAACATAAAAGCATTGCGTATACAGAGATTATGAAAAAACTAGCAGATCAACAAAAGTTATATCTAATTATTGCCGATAGTGATTATATTTATGGAACTAACTATCAATTCTGTCACGGATATTTAAGCAAAGATCTTGGATTAACTCAAGAAAAAATTATTCAAGCATTAGGGAGAATTGGGCGTAATAATATCCAACAGGAATACAGTGCGCGTTTCAGAGACGATACTCAAATAATTACATTATTTACTAGATTTCAATCAGAAGATAAACCGGAAGTTATTAATATGAATAAATTGTTTAACTCTAAAAATGTAAGATGGAATGGTACAAAATTTGAAGAATTTCCCGAAGAAGAATTGGTGGCGATATTTGATGAAGAAGAAGAAGAAGAAGAAGAAGAAGAAGAGGCATAATTGTATTTGTATTTGTATTTGTATTGTATTTGTATTTTAATTATAAAATTTATTTTTTATATTAGACCTTCTCTAACAATCACCATATTTTTAGTAAACATAAATGCGTCTTTGTTAGTTCTTCTTCTTTTTAAATTACATTCTAAACAGGCAACAACTAAATTACCATTATTATGTCCTATATCATTATTAATTCTATCAAGCGTCCATTGTTTTTTTTCGCGAACTTTTTCATATAATATAAACATTTGTTCGGAACAATAATGACATTTCATTTCGCAGTTGGTTAACAGTTCAACTACTTCTTTGAATTTAACTAGTTGTTGTTCATTTAATTTTTTCTTAAGAATATCCTGTTGTTTATATCCACATATTTTATTTTTAATATGTGCTAAAAACATTGCAACATATTTATCTTTTTCTAATGTAGTATCTAACAAATTGTGTATAATATGTAGTTGAGTTTGATAAGACAATTCGTCTTCATTTAGACCCCAAGTTTTTGTTTCGACTCTTAGTTTTGTTTCCTTTTCACAATTTATTCTTTTTATATTTTTATTTTTATTTTTTAATGGTTCGTCAATAATTACTATTTTTTTAATATTGTTTTGTTCTTTAATATTGTTTTGATTTATATCATCTTCTCCTATATTGATTTTTTCAATATTACTCATTATGTTATAGTAACAAAAATATTTAATATAAAAATCAATATAGAAATTAAATATAATAGTAATGTTTCAATATACTATAAAAAATGGAGTTAAAATCTATTTACCATATAATACTATAAATGAACAACAGTGCTCTACAAAGTGATTGTAATGAATTAAAAACATTAAAATATAAATCTATGATATTAAACGGGGTTCCGTGGCCAGAAACTAAATCATCAACTAATCTTGCTAATTTAGATAAATTTCTTGAAAATGAAAAAATAACCAATTCCAATGAGCCTTGGAGTAAATTAGATAAAACTGCTAAAATTAAAAAATTAGCATTATTTGCTGAAAATTATAAAAATGTTAATAATTTATCTGAAGACGAACATCAACAATTAAATTCTTTTTTTAAAGATTGTTTGGATAAAAAAAAGTTACACAGAGTCAAAGATGTTAATTATAATAAAGATACTGGGGAAATTAAAGATGTGCCTGCGTTACATTTCAATAAACCAACAAACCATTTTACATTAAAAAATGTCGATAAGAGGGTTTCTACCTTGAGAGGGCTTGCTCCTAAGAAAAAACAAGGGACTGCTAAAAATATTAAAGAAAATGATTCTGATTGTGAAGACTCTTAATTTTAATTAATTAAATGTATTTAATTAAAATTGAATTAATAATAGATATAAAAACAATCCTATATTTTATATACTATAATGGACGAATCAATAACTATTGAAATGAATGGATTAATAAATATTGAATTTGAAATGAATGAATTAATATATACGAATGAATTAATAGATATAACAGACCTAATTGTTCCAGAGGAAGACCCAAAATTCTTTAACGACGAAGAAGCATTAGAAATATACCAAACGTGTATTTATCTAATGGATGAATTTATGAAGGATAATCCAAAACTAATTTCGGAACCAGATTTTAATGAAACATTTGATGAAAATATTCAAGAGTTAATGCATTGCCATTTTGATTGTGATATATTTTATACTGAAGATGCTGAAGAGGAAATGGAAGAAATTATTGAACATGCAAAAACATATGTATTCAAAGAACAAATACCACCTAGATCTTATCCAGATACTATTATTTTGGAGGAACCGGAATACGAATTTATTAAAAAACAAATAAATATTTTAAGAAATAAACCTCAGCCAGTTCAAAGAACAAAAGAGTGGTATGAGTTTCGCCATAATTTAATAACAGCTTCAAACGCATATAAAGCATTTGAAAATTTAGCAACTCAAAATCAACTAATATATGAAAAATGTCAACCATTAAATCAGAGTTTGTATATTGATGGGGATGACGATATTACAGGGGAAGATATTACAGGGGAAGATATTAAAGAAGTTTCTATTAAAGAAGTTTCTATTAAAGAAGTTTCTATTAAAGACGTGTCTATTAAAGAAGTGTCTATTAAAGATGTTGTTATGGTAAATACAAACGGGACTCTTCACTGGGGACAAAAATACGAACCATTATCAGTTAAATTTTATGAATACACATATGGTACAAAAATAGAAGATTTTGGTTGTATACAACACGAAACCTATATGTTTCTAGGAGCATCGCCAGATGGCATCAATGTTGATCAAGAGTCTAAACGATATGGGCGTATGTTGGAAATTAAAAATATTGTTAATCGCGAAATTGATGGAATTCCAAAGAAAGAGTATTGGATTCAAATGCAGCTTCAAATGGAAGTGTGTGGTCTTGACGAATGCGACTTTTTAGAAACCAAATTTACAGAATATCCTGATTATAGTTCATATATGTTTGATACATTGGCTGAATATTTTGAAGACGAAAATGGGCTAGAAATATTAAATCCGTGTTTGTCAAAGGATAATAAAATGAAAGGTCAAATTATTTACTTTCATACAAAAGAGGGAAAACCATTTTACCTATACAAACCATTAGACCTTATTCATCCAGACGATATATCTGAGTGGCGAGACAGCAACGTTGACTATTATCAATTTAATCCGGAATTTAAATATACATACATGAAGACTATATTTTGGAAACTAGAATATGTTAGCTGTGTTTTGGTTTGTAGAAATAGACAATGGTTTAAAGATAACGTTCATGATCTAGAAAAACTTTGGTCAATAGTTGAAAAGGAAAGAGTCAGTGGTTA